TAGAAGAATGATATTTCCACAATTTTGGATGTCCGACTCTAAAATTATGATGAGCCTCTGCTTTATACCAAAAAACTTGATCTCGTAAATCATTGCTTGTAGCTGATGTTTTTAATACTAAACATTCATGATTTTGTGTACAAGCATCTAATATATTACAAAAATGCTCAAAGCTGGGTATACATGAAGCATAATCATCGTATATTTTGCGTCTATTTTTAATACTGGGTTCGTTAAATATAAAAACGTAGTCTATATTACTACGTAATTCTGGAGTAATACCTAATGGGTATTGCATTGTTAAGATAAATAAAAAATTATAATGACGACCATTGAAAAAAATACTTTTAATTGTTTTTTCCTTTTTCCAATTTTGAGCATCGTGTAACATATCATCTAAAACGATAAAAAGATTATTACTAGGATGTTTTCCTGTTTCTGATAATCCATCGGCTTTAGAATCTCTTATTTTCTTTTTTTGATGATTCATTATACTTTCCATTAGTTGAGGGTCGTATTCAGAATGAATAAATGAATCTGGAATAAAATTACTAAAAAAAGGAGATGCTTCTTCTGTTCCAGAAAATACAACCCCGGATGGTATATTTTTATGATGATAAAATATATCTCTTGTCAGGAAACTATTATGTGTTACTATAAAATTACCCAAGACAAAACGATTATTACCATCTAATTCAATACCATAATATTCACCTTGTCCAACCTCTTCAACTTTAATTTGACTAACTAATGCATCTACTCTTTCTCCTCTAGGTTTAGCACGTTTTCGTGGAATTAATGTAGGAATCGTTTCTATTCCTGTACCATTAATATGTATTCTAAATGCTTCTCCATATTTTTTTTCTCCATTATGTGTCCAAGATGTTTTTTTAATATGTTTTGTTGCTGAAAATCCTAAACTACGTGCTAAATAAATAATATCATCCATTAATCGTTCATGTTTTTTACATTGTGTAATTTCAAAATCATTTCTTTGACCCAAATGACCATCAGCATCTATAAACCCTGCAAGAAGTTTTAATCTGTTTTCACGAGAATTACATTTATATATCATAGGTATATGTTTATTGTTAATTAAATCTAAATCTCTTAAAGTTTGTAAGAAAAAGTTGTCTTTCTGACGATAACCAGATGATATTTTATAACAATATATTTTTTTATAATCTAGATACAAATTGTATTTATTTAAATTTTTTGCAAAATAATAAAGAACCGTTGAATCTTGTGTTGTAATATCAGAATTATTAGATGAACCATCACCTAACCAATATCCTATCATATAAGGATCAATTGGAATATCCCTTTCTGGAAAATCTATAGGTACTTGATACCCTAATAAATTATTACGATATTTTATAGATAATTTCAAATAATCAAGAATAGGAATATCAACTTTTCTATCGTCTACTAAATTATCTAAAAATTTTTTAGCTTCGCTATAAACTTCATCTTTATTTTTATTTTTATATGAAAATGTCTTGTAATCTAATTTATATTTGTGCTTATTAAACCAAGTAACACTATAACTGTATCTCTCTTTTCTGTCTCTTATATTTTTCTTTGCTGTATAAATCAAAGATAAAATATGATGACTATTTACAGTATAACTTTCCCCACGTCTATTTGTTACTTTATACATAGTATCATTTCCCGAATGAGTTTCTAAAACATTTCTGGGAGTTGAGTCATCACCCATAACAACATCACCTACTTTAATATCTTCAACATTTTTAATATTTCCATCGAACATTAGCACTTTTTCTCCTTTCATGACTGACTTTCCACTCCGCCTCCTCCCGAGGATAAGTATGGTCGCATCTGGTAAAATATTTTTCATTTTAAATTTACGTAATGATAATTTTTCAAAATCTCTTTCTATCATACTAACTTATCTATTATCAACTTTTTATTTTTTTATTATAACCGCTTATAATTACAATGTAAAATTGAATAAATAAAAAGAATTGAAAATATGATTAGACGTTTCCGTTGATGCAACTCCCAAGTGATATAATCATTGAAATTATAAAGTATTCTAGTATACGAGAAATAAAGAAATTATGTCTTAGTAGTTCTGTAATATATAATATGTGTTCTGATCATAAAAACTTGATATTTAAATTAAAGAACGATAACATAAAAAGTTTTATTAGTAAAAATGAAACGAATATAAAAACTTTTGCAAAAAATAATCGTTACTTGTTTGATAAACCATTTCGACGTTTTAATCAAGCTTGTAATGGAATTTGTACTGTCTACGATAAAACATGGATTGATTTAATGTTCTTACTATCAGAAAAATTATACTACGAAGCAGAGGCTTTGTTAACTTGTATAAAATTACCACACGCAAATTTACGTTTATTTTTTGAAAAGTATATAGAAAACATGCCAAATTCGCTAATGAAACTGTTAATTAATAATTTACCTGGATTTTTAGAAATTGGTGGATATGAATCAAATCGTGATTTTAAACAGGATTGGAGTTTAGATCGTTTTAAAAACAAAGCATTACGAGAACATTTATATAAAACAATATATAGCGAACCCATCAGTTACTTTTAACGAAATCGTTGTTAGATACTCATTTTTATAAGTTTTATATATAAAAATGGTAAGGGATTGTATTGCACCGGGAAATTTTGAATTTATGGTAAGACGTTGCACCGGATGTTTAAACCATAAAACAATAAAAACATCTTTATAATACTGTTTTATGGGTTGTTTTTACAAAGTTGAAAAATAGCCCCCGGTGCAAAAATTCGGTGCAGGGGGGGAGCTTTTTTTTTTTTCTGTTTTTAAAATAGATTCATGAAAATTTTTAGAATTTTTTTTTAGAATTTTTTTTTAGAATTTTTTTTTAGAATTTTTTTATAATTTTTTTAGAATTTTTTTAGAATTTTTTTAGAATTTTTTTAGAATTTTTTTAGAATTTTTTTATTTAAAATTTTTTATATTATATTTATAATGAAACACGTATGTTATTTTTGTAATAATAATTTTGAAAGGAAATTTACTTTAGATAGACATTTAAAGGGAAATAGATGTGAATCTTTTAAAAAGCTGACAGCATTTGATATAAATGAGATAATACAATCTTTAAAAGGTGAAAATGCTAATAATAAAATAAATACGCATATTGAGAATATTGAAAATGTAACGATTAATATAGAAAGGCTAGAAATAATAAATCCTGTGAATAAGTTGGATGTTAGTTATATTGAACCAGGTAAGATGAAAAGGTTAATAGATGAGTATAATTATCCAAAGTTGAATTTGTTATTAGGTAATTATATAAAAGATATTATATGTAATAAGGATCATCCAGAGAATCATTCTATAAAATATGTTAGGAAAAAACCTCCAACTTATAATTCTGTGATAGCGGATGGTGATGGTAATTTAATAAATGTTGTGAAAAATTTAAATGATTCGTGTGAATTACTTACAGAGCCGATATTAGAAACTCTTAAATCTAAATTAAAACAGTATATTAAATATTATAAAAATGATGATGATTACGATACAGATACGGTAAATGATATATATAAAGAATTGAACAAGGATGCAGTAAAAAAGGCTCTTGGATCAGTGTTGCAAAATGATATTCTTAACAATATTCAAATGAAATTTTATAAACGATAAAATTATTTTATAATTCTGTTATTTCGGGGAGTCCTCTCATTCTTCTGAAATGATTTGAGATAATTAATAATTTTGCTCTACTTTCAGGATAGTGTAATGTGTATCCGTCATTATGTTCTACTGGTAATCCTCGTCTATAGCCTAATTCATGGGGGTACATATTCCAAAAAATGGTACCTTTTATATTAGTATTGGATTCTATGTCTCTAAACCAATTTTTATCAAAGTGAGGGTTGAATTCTGAAATGATATATGGTTTTTGTATTAAACTAGCCGAATCAGATTGTGTTTTAAGACGCATACTATCTTTCCAGTAAAAATGATTACTATAACAATCTAATGTTGGGATATCAAATTCTCCACATTTTCCTAATTTTTCGTCAGTTCCACTTAATACAAGATGATTATTATCGATTGATTTGATATAAGCTGAGATATCACTTATCCATTCTTTTGTAGGTATACTTTTACTTCCATTATAAGGACGTATATTTCCTAATTCATTTCCTAATTCTATCATAAATAGTTCAGGAGAGTCTTTTATTGATTTTCCTGTATACGGATTAACATGATTAAGCCATTGTGATATATAATCTTTAAAATCCGAACGCACATTAAGATCTGTCCAAAAAGATGTTTTAGGTACACCTCTTGTTTTGCAGAAATCACCATAATTTCCATGGTAATAATTATAACTATCTGTTAATGGACAAATTAAACGTATATTATATTTTTTTGCCATTAAGAATGCATAATCTATTGGTACCCAAGCATGATAATTTATATAATTATTATACGGTCTTAACGAATTATATGTACCTGATGAAAATCCAAGTGTATGCGATCTAATTACAGTAGCCTCTAAAATATTTGCTACTATAAACATTTCTTCTATTTGATCATTTGTAGGATAAGTATATTTTTCATTAAATCCTAACCAATATGCGTTAAATCCAACTGGTATAAATTTTTGATCTTGCAATACAAAGTCATTTCCATCACATTTTACAAAATTACCCTTAGAATTAGGTTGAACACCCTTAGAATTAGGTTGAACACCCTTAGAATTAGGATGAACACCCGTAGAATTAGGTTGGTCTCCCTTAGAATTAGGATGAACACCCGTAGAATTAGGTTGGTCTCCCGTAGAATTAGGATCTTTTTTAATACGTGGAGCTCTTGATGATACTATAAAACTAGTAAACCCAGGTCTGTATTTAATATCAAGTGGTTCTCCACTCTCTGAAATCGTAAAACCTGTTTTTAAATATGCTGTATTAGATGACCAATCGTAAATAACAACTACAACTTTAGAATCTTTTATACATGTTTTTAATAATCGTTTTAATAAAACAATGTCTTTATCTTCAGAATCTGAAGAACTTGAATTTGAACTTGAACTCGAAGACGAACTTGAATTTGAACTTTCTGATGTATTTATAATATCAGATGATACTGATATTTTTTTATAACTAAAATCATAAGATTCTCCAACAGCAACATCATTTATATAAATCCATTCTCTATACCAATTGTTTTTAAAGCGATTGTTAAATAATTTTATATTTAATAAATAAGACATATATATTAAACAATAAAAAAATATTCAATAAAACGTTTTTAATGTTCATTGTGTGTAAATGTAAAATTTTATTTTATACATTTTCCATTTTTATCAGTTGTTTGTCGTTTAGGTATACCGTAAATTGCATTAATACACATTAAAAATGTATCTGAAATGTCATCTTTTTTATTGTGATTTTCAAAATGCGGTGTCCATGTAGTCCTTTGAGATTCTGAAAAACGATTTTGTAAAAACCAACGAGCATATTGTATACTTAGCCATTTTCTTTTAGCATAAGTGCCCTTAAGTTTACATTCTAATTGAGGACCAGTGTATGCTTTTAATTTTTGTGATGCTCTTACAAAACGAATAGTTGTAGATGTATTGTAATACAATTCAACTAATTTACCATAAATAATATGGGAAATAAATTTCATTTTCTGATTAATTTTTGGTTGTAATTCTATAATAATACTATTGATTTGATTAAAAATTTCCAAGTTATCATCGTAAATGTTTTGTAATTTAGTTAAGACAATTTTAGCAATGTCTTGTAATAAATAATCATTGATTAATCGTTTTTTAAAATGGTTTTCTTTTTTTAATGGTAATAAATTTTTAGGAAAATGTGTTTTACAACAAAAAATTAATTCAGAGGTAGAGATGTTGTTGTATTTATAAGCGCACTTTTTTTTACAAAGATCTCCATTTTTTTTAATACCATTACAAAAATAATCTTCTGTATCTAAGGTATCGTATACATTCCATAATTGTATTTTATAAGATTCCATATCAGTTTTGGTATCGTAATTTATACAACACAAAGACAAGTTTTTAATACCTATATCAATGGATAATACCTTGCCTTCTAACGACATCGTCGTTAAAGATCTTATTTACATTATCAATGATATTAAAAAAATAATATAATCGCGTTATGTATAATTTTTAATTTCGTATAAATCTGTATATGTATAACAAAAATGTGACCAAGAATTGGATGGTAATGTAATTTTAAAACGTTTTAAAAATTTAGAAACAATGTTATAAGATATTTCTAATTCTGTTTTATAGTAAGTATTAAAAATGCGGAGGTTATGGAGACTATTAGTATTTTGTATTTTACGTGGTTTTTTTACTATACAAGTCATAATATAATCTGATAATATTGGTAAATTAAGGTAACTTATGAAAAAAGGTGAACATGTAAATCTAGACTTTATTTCTTCTAACATATACAAAACATCATCTTTATAATAATCCAAAAAATCATCATATGTAAATTCTGATTCGTATTCGTATTCCGATCCTTCTTCAAAATCACTATACATAAGTTAAATATTTATACAAACTGTTTTTTATTAATATAAAATTTTATTTTTAAATTTAAAGTGGATATTTAAATTAAATTATAAAAATTAAAATTTATTTTATTATACTATATTAAAACAAAAGTATGGCGAAAATACTAGATTTTCTTCAATCAAATGATATGGTAAAACTTTTACTAGCAGTTATCGTTATTGTTATTATATACTTGTATATGAAAGGATCATTTTTTGAAAGTTTAGAAAACATTACCGGTGCAGATACAGTACAATATAGTCAAATACCAGAGCAAAAAGAACCTGTTGTTCAACAACCTTCGTTAGCTTTGGGCGATGGAGCACAGTTGCAACAACAAGAACAACCAGTTGTTGTTGATGAACAACAAAAACAAATTGATAGAGTAGTTGCTGGAACTACTCAATTAGCGGCAGAAGATTTGTTACCAAAATACGATGAAGCAAATGAATTCGCAAAAGAAAATCCAGTTTCTAAATTATTAAAGGAACAAAATTTCTTAATCAGCGGTTATCACGTTGGGATTAACACGGTAATGCAGTCGAATCGCATACCGTATCACGATATAAGATCTTTACCACCGGTCCCTAAAGAAAATGTTGGACCATGGAATCAAAGCAGTTATGAACAAAGTCCTGCTCAATTACGAAGACAATTTGAAATTGGTGTTTAAATAAGATAAAATTTTTTATCTGTTATTTTTAACAAAAAATGACACTTTTATCAAATTAGAGTTTAAAGATAACAGTTATTATAAATTATAAAATATATAATGACTCACGAAAGACTTGACATTGTACAATTAATTGAAAATAATCCTTTGGAAAAATTATCTAACCATTATCAAACTGAATTACTTGATAGGATCAAAGAAACATTCAATGATTCTGATCAGCAACTGTTTATATCAAGTTTTTATTGTTACTTGAAATATGATTGTAAAACAGATTTTATAATTAATATGGATGATGTATGGAAATGGTTAGGTTTTAGCCGTAAAGATCCCTGTAAACGTATTATAGAAAAACATTTTACTAATCATACTGACTACAAAATCTTGCTCCACAATTCTGTGGAGCAAGTTCACGGAGGGCAAAATAAAGAAAAAATAGTAATGAATGTAGAAACGTTTAAATCATTATGTTTATTAGCCAATACAGAACGTAGTAAATCTGTAAGAAAATATTACTATAAATTGGAACAATTGTTACACGGATTACTTGAAGAACAAGCAAATGAATTAAAAAATAGATTGGAAGAAAAAAACAAACAATTAGAAGAACAAGAAAAAACTATAAGATTATTAGAAAATAAACCAGAAACAGAAGGTTTTTGTTCTAAAAACGGATATATTTATTTATTAAAAGATACTTCTAGTATAGGTTCATATAAAATAGGTTTATGTGAAAATCCAAATATACGTTTAACAACTTTAAATATAAGTTCTAGTCAAAAATCATTAGAAATGATTGGTGTATTTAAATGTAATAATATGAAATCTGCAGAAAAAACTATACATGTAATATTAGATCCATTTCGTATTAAAAAACGAAACGAATGGTTTTATTTCCCTAATGATCACGAAGTTAATTATGCTGTTCATATAATTAAAAAAAGTATTCAAATTACAAATAATTATGATTTCTTAGATTATAATTCATTTAAAAATTATGCAGAAAATTTACCAATAGAAGAAATAGATAAAGAATATAAACCAGAAAAATATACAAATGCTAATTTTATAAAAAGAACTGGTAAATTGAGTCAGTACAATGGTGTTTCGTGGTGTATAAAAAATAATAAATGGGCTTCGCGGATAGGATACGATAATAAGACTATTTTTCTAGGAATTTATACTACAGAAGATGAGGCTGCAGTAGTTTACAATGATTATGCTATTTATTTAAATAAAACTGTAAATACAAATTATCAATTAAATGAAATAGAAGATTACACACCAAATCCACGTGATATACCAGAAGAAAATTATAAAAACAAGTATGAAAATAAAACTTCAAGTTTTAATGGTGTGTATTTTATAAGATCTAAAGGAATATTTGAAGCAAGTATTCAATATAAAAAGAAAAGTTTTAAATTGATAAAAAACGAATGTGATATAGAATGTGCTAAAGTATATAACGAACAAGCTTTGTATTTTAATACTCATTTCAAAACAAATTATAAATTAAACGATATTTCTGATTTTATAACAGTTGAAAAAAATCATATAAGCGAATTGGAAATTACAAAAAAACAACGTTATTCGCGATTTACCGGTGTTACTATACGAAATGATTCTGGTAAATTTAGAGCATATATTAAATATAATAGAAAAGTAATTAATTGTGGTACATTTAAAGATGAAATAGATGCAGCACGATCTTATAATCTAAAAGCAGAAGAGTTAAATAAACTAGAAACAACAAAAATAAAATATGAATTGAATAATTTAGAATTATAAAAAACTTTTATTTTTTTGGTAAACTACAAGTTTTTGATTTCTTAGAGCAAACTGCTCTAATACTTTCATATTTTTCCAAAACTTCTTTAAAAGGAGGTGACGATTGTGTTATTAATGTTTTTTGTTTAAATTCTTCTAATTTTTTATAATACATTTCTTTTCTTTGCTTGGTGGGTGGTCTTGAATAATACATTTTTTTTAAACGAAGTTTTTCATTATTGTAACAACTTTTTTCTTGTGCGATTAATTTTTTGTTGACTTTGTCTCGAATATTATACAACCACTTCATTAAATCTATACGTGATCCTAAAGAATTTTCTATTGGTAATTCTACGCAAAATTTTTTAAATGATTCTCGGCAAAATATACAAGGCATTGTATAACCTAAACTTAATAACATATTTTTAAAATGTTTTTTGATAACTAAATGATTTTTATCCTTTTCGTTTATTTGCGGAGGATACCCTCCCATAATACAAGAAAATAAGAAATACCAACCACTTGGACCCCACATTTTTGTGGATAGTCCAGAAGTTGATGTATAATTTTCATATTTAGTATACATATATTATATACATGCAAAAAAAATAAGGAGAAAAAAAATTAAAAATTTATAAATAAATATAAAATACAAGATACGCAAACCTAATATGAATTCAAAAATTTTATTAGATGTATATTATTATATTGATATTACTGACGATGATGAATTTATAGAACGTAGTTTACGTTTACAGTTAACTCGAAATTGTAAAAATCATAAAATTAATAAATTAGTAAATTGTGCGAACGAGTATAAACGAGACGACGATAAAAGAGACGACGAGTATAAACGAGACGACGATAAAAGAGACGACGAGTATAAAAGAGACGACGAGTATAAACGAGACGACGATAAAAGAGACGACGAGTATAAACGAGACGACGACATAATAAAAAGTGGTCTTTTAACATTTAATAAAATGTTTGAAAATTTAAAATTAAAATCGACTAATGAAACATGGTTTTTTTATATATCAAGTGGTAATGTCAAAGATATATATCGCGATGTATTTGTAGTATTATTGAATAAAAATCCAAAAGAACAAAAATGTTTTTATGTTATAAATAAAAACAATATATGCAAAGGTAAAGAATTGCATAATGTAAAAATTGCTAATTCTACAATATGTGAAGTATTACAGGGTGAAAAAAGTATTACTTATACAAATTTAAGTTGAAATTTAACTCGGTAATTTAAATTTACGGATTGTATTTTATTAAATGTACAAGAGGAAATTTTACTGTAGTCATATATGTTATACCATGTAAAAAAACTAATGCAAACTCTTGATCTCTTTTATAATCTTTAATTTCACCAACATATCCTTTATAACTATTTAATACACTATTCTGAACATTGACAATTTTTACCATATCACCACGTTTTATATATAAGTGACCTTCAAAGTGACCTTGAGCCTGTTGTATTTCACGTGAGTTTGTCTGTTGTCGTGAGTTTGTCTGTTGTCGTGAGTTTGTTGTTTGTGATTTGGATTTTTTTAATTCGTCGGTTTCAGTAGATTTTTTATTTTTTTTTGTACCTGACGTATTAGAATCATCTGTTGATTTTTGTAAAAATTGAAAGAAATCCATTTAAAAATAATAGTATATTCTTTTTAAATAAATATGAAAAATTATATTTACAATTATATTTACAATTATATTTTGAAAACTTTTTTACAAGTAGCTAGGATATGTATAGAAGTATATTTGTATTTGACAAGAAGATCAGATAATATGGTAGAAATGAGTAATATACATGTATTATATCGTTATATCACATATAATGTAATTAAAAATAATAAAAATTACAAAGTTGTTTTTTCATCAGACGTAGATGAAAATATACAGCAACATATTTTAGATTTTAAACTAAAAACGGATTTATGTTTAGGTGCTAAAAATTTAATTGTAAATTGTCATTTAACAAAAAGAGGAACGTCTGTTACGTTTGATATAACAGAATATGTTAGATATTTTTGTTATTATTTTGATAAGGATGAAAAGTTTGATATATTTTTAAATTATTTAGAATACAAACACGATATTGATTTAAGTTTATATAAAGATATAGTATTATATATGAATGATTTTGATTTTTCAGAAAAGGTATATGATATAAATGCTGTAAAGAATATGAAGTTTAGTGATATAATATAACTAAAATGTACGAAATTTTCGGTAAAATTTATATATTATATTGTGTTATATATAAAGATGAAAAAAATAATAAACACATTGATATTGAGTGGTGGTGGAGTAAAAGGTATATCGTATATAGGTGCATTAAAATATTTAGATGAATTAAAAAAGGTGGAAGAATATGATATAAATATTAAGGAAATTTTGGGTGTATCAGTTGGAAGTATAATAGGGTTGTTATATATATTAGGGTATACGTATGATGAATTAGTTGAAGAAATTATATCAAAAAATTTATCAGATTTAAAAGAATTGCGTATAAAAAATTTTTTGCAAAGGTATGGTTTTGATTCTGGTATAAAGATTATAAATTGGATTGAGACTTTAATTATTAGAAAAGGGTATTCTAAAGATATTACGTTTAGTGATATTTATGCTAATTTCGGAGTTAATTTTAGAGTTGTTGCTACCAATTTAAATAAATATAAAACAGTAGCATTTGACAAGGCTGTTAGTCCACTTTTGCGAGTAACGCGAGCTATTAGAATGTCAATTGGGATACCTTTAGTTTTTACAGTTACAAAATATCGTGGTGAATGTTATGTCGATGGTGGATTAATAAATAATTATCCTATAAAAGAATATCACGGCAAATTAGATAATGTTTTAGGTTTAAAATTGGTAACACGTGGAGAATTTCACGAAATGGATGAACCAATTGATTCTTTTTATAATTATTTAAGAAATTTAATTACGTGTTATATGGTACAAAAAGAAAGAGAAACAACTTTATCTTATAAATACAGAGATCATAGTATAGGTATAGAGGCGCAGAGTATAACTAATACTATTAATTTTTCTTTAAATGAAGAACAAAAACGTAATTTAATTGATATTGGTTATGCTGCTGCAAAAGATTATTTTGAAAAAGACGATAACAGCTTGGAAGAAGACGATAACAGCTTGGAAGAAGACGATAACAGATTGGAAGAAGACGATAACAGATTGGAAGAATTATGATATAAAAGGGTTGTAATATCAAAAAAATTTTTTGTTATTATAATTATATAATGAAATTTCAAAAATTATTAAATGGTAAACGTCCTTTGGGTGTTTATTTTCAATCGTGGTCTTGTCCTTGGGCAAGTTCTGGTGCGGCTTTAGATTTAGCAAAAGTACAAGCGCCAATTAATGTGGTATTTTTATCTTTTATAAAACCAAATTGTAGTTATGTTAAGGGTTCGAATACTTTTACAGGTACTGGATTGGATTTTTCATCTGATTTTTCTGTAGTAAAAGAAGCTATTCAAATCTTGCGTAAAAGAAATGTTGTTGTAATGTTGAGTGTAGGTGGTGCTACCTATCCGTTTGATGGTTTTAATCCTAGAGCAGTTGTTGATTTTGCAAATGATTTAGGTGTAGATGGAATTGATATTGATTGGGAACCTCACGGTGGTGCTCAGGAAGCGCATTTGTTAGGTCCTATTATAAATTCTGTAAGAAGTATATACCCTGAAGGTTTAATTTCAATAGCAGCATTTTCTATAGGTGCATACGGAGTTGGAGAATTCTCTAATGCTACTCCTGCTGGGCAAAATACAGGGATGTGTATTCCTGGATTACAATCAAATGGAAAAGATTTGGATTTTATTTGTTTGATGAGTTATGATGCAAGTCCAGCGTACGATCCTGTTACAGCATTCCGCGCATATAGAAGTTATTATAATGGACCTATATTAATTGGCGCTGAAGTACCTCCAGAAGCTTGGGGTGGTCACGTGATAACACTTTCAGAAGTGGAACGATATTCTCGAGGTGTTGTCGGTGATAAAAATCCTGCAAATGGTTTATTTGTTTGGAGTTATCAAAAGGGTGGTGAGCCAAGTTCAATGTCTATTATTAATACTGCTAATAAAATTTTTAATCAATCTGCTCCAACACCAGCGCCAGCAAAACCAACACCAGCTCCAGCAAAACCAGCGCCAGCAAAACCAACACCAGCGCCAGCAAAACCAACACCAGCGCCAGCAAAACCAACTCCAGCTCCAGCAAAACCAACACCAGCTCCAGCAAAACCAACACCAGCTCCAGGGGTTGTAAATTGGATACCAAACACATCATATAAAATAGGTCAAATTGTTATGTATGGTGGTTCTCGTTATCAATGTAGACAAGCACATACTTCTATAATTACATGGGAACCTAGTATTCATACTCAGGCTTTGTGGTTAAAATTGTAAATATAATCTTTGCGTTTAAATAGTATCTTTTTTTATTTTTGTTTATTTTTCTTTTTGTATAGAATTCAAACCATAATTTTATATAAAAATAAACTTGTTTGAGATTTTTTAT